GACCCGAAGTAATTGCCGTAGCTGCCGTGCGCTGACAGCCAGTGCCACCTCCGCCACCACCATAATTGCCGCCCTGGCCGTTCACATAGGTTATCGCCCCAGTCGTAATTTTACCACCGGAGCCACCACCTCCGCCTCCCAAGCCAAAGATGCCGCTGAAATCGTGACCGCTACCGCCACTGCCGGCCGTGTTAGTGGCACTGCTACCGCCGCCGCCGCCCCCGGAGTTTCCCGTCCCGGCACTACCGGTGCCACCGGCTGCTGCCCCACCAGCACCACCAGCACCGGACGAACCGGCAGCCCCTGTGCCACCGGAGCTGGCCCCTACCCCACCAGTATTGGCAGCATTGGCGCCACCACCGCCGGCGCCGCCAACACTGGCAGGAGTACCACCAGTACCGCCACGACTAGCCGACCCACCACACCCGCCACCACCAGCGCCCCCTAATGTATTGGAGCCGCCACCGGTGCCGCCAATGCCGCCCGATGTGGCCGCCGTCAGCGTGTAAACAATAGTCGGAGACCCAGTCGCTACGGCAGCAAAGCCGGCAGCTCCAGCAGTACCGGCCGAGGCATTCTGGCCACTGCCGGCGGTATAATTCCCGGTCGTACCGCTGGAGGTCTGTTCCCAGACAGCCCCGGTAGTAACGGCATTGGATGGCACCGCGAATGGAATCGTTGTGGTGCCGGGAGTAATCGTCCCCGAGGAATAAGTTAGCAGCCCAAAGCCGGCTCCGCCGCCGCCGCCTCCGGAAGTTGTAGTCGTGCCGCTGGTGCCGGTAGCACCATTGCCGCCGGAACCGACAAGCTGGACAGTATGATTAGTGGTAACGACGAAATCGCGTGGCACAGACCACGGCGAGACAGAGGCTGTTGTCAGGAATACTAAAGTAATCGGCTGCGCCATAACTATCCCGCATGGGCTTTGACATACTCCAGCGTCTCATTAACGAACTTATAATCAGTGGGAACCTTGTCGAACACCACGCCGGGAATAATAAAGACGCGCTCTCCTTCATTAACATGATGCCGGAGTTGGTCTTCCGGCGTTACCACGACTCGAATACCCCCGTTTGAATCGAGAATACCAGCCAATATCGAAGGTACGATTTCAGAAGCCATAAGAGCGCAGCGCTCGGGATCTGCGCTCCATGGCCTCCAGTTTCTTCTCAAACGGTACGCATGGCCCGTCGGCACATTTGGGGCACACCATCTTCATGCAATTCCGACACATGGAGCCGAACTCGTCCATGGGAGCTCGCGGTTTGACATGCATGACCCTGTTGCAATGGCAACAGGTGAAGGTGTCAGCCTCAAATGTTCCAGCCGAAACGGTCTCGCACCGAAACCGGTCAAGATTGATCTTGGCCTGTTCGGGCGAGACAACCACGGCATAACCGCCGGGATTGCGCATATCTTACAGCTCGCTCACCATGATGGTGGCAGTCACGGTACCGGTATAGGCACCGGAACGGGCATCCAATGCCAGACCGTTGAAACCGGTCGTAGAGCTGTTGGCCGGCCACACGATCTCGGAACCAGGTGCCGCAACCCAGCGATAAGATGCACGCTGGTTGATACCGACATACCAGGCTTGGGCACCGGCGCGTGAATAGATCGCGCTCGAACCCTGCGAGGTATTGGCGACAACGCCGGAACCGAAAGCAGCATCAGCCAGATCGAGCATATAAGCGCTCGACACGCTAGAGACGGTACCGGACTGAGGATAGCTGGTGCCGGCCGATACGCGACATACTTCCCATTCCAGAAAGTTATCCGCCGGTGCGCCGTTGGTACCGATCAGAATATCGTAAAGACGGCCGCGCTTTAACGCCTGCGGGTTAGAGAACGTAGTTTGGTTGGTATTACCCGTCGAGGCGTAAACCGCGATGATCCCGAGGTAGGAAGTGGTCATGGTGACCTGAGCACCTCCAGCCGGGTTCGTCGAGTTGGTAACAGCGAAAAGTGCCATAGAATGAGCTCCTATCCTTGGCCAGCGGGATGGGTTTCGGCGGACGGCACAGGCCGCTTCCTAGGTCGTCCGGGCTTACGTTTGGTTGGCGCCACCGCCGCTGTGAGAGGGAGGCTGAGGGAAGACGGTGGCGCCGTAGGCTGCGGTACCGCTAAGACCGCAGCCATTGGTGATTGGGCGCGAAGTCGGGTCAGGTAATCAACAGCAAACCTATTATCCTGAACGCCGCCCCAGATCGAACGCTGATAGTCCTGGTTCTCCAAGGCCCCGCCGAGATAGGTGAGATCCCGCTCCAATCCCGCCTTTTGGGTCTGCATCGGCGCAATACGATCCCTTAATTCATACTCACGAACGGCGTTCTTGCGCCCATATGGAGTACGCTCGGAATAACCATAAATGCCAGGCGGCTGCATCATGTCGGATTCCAGAGGAGCCCAGACCGTGCAACCCCGTCGTGCGCCTTCCTGTATGAAATAGAACCCGCCAGGACGCTGCAGAATATATTCATCACGGCTAGCCATATCGATGCCGTACATCGCCAGCTCTTTGGCACCAAGCCAAATTGCCAAGGCCGCCATTTCGGTAAAGGAGGAAGTAAAGAAATACGGGCCAAATTCCTTGATCAGCTCCATGATTGGGAATGTTATGGCCCGCGCCAGCCAGGACTGATCTTGCATGAAAAGAGGAAACGGCTGCTGCGCTAACCAAGCCAGATAAGGTCGGCCATAGGACTCACATTGTGGCCATAACAGATTGGCATGCAGCTCAAACCAGCAATCAATTCGAGGAAAGATGTTCTGATTACCGGGCGAGCAACCCCATATCTTCCAGCTCGGATCATTAAACGGCGCCAGCATTCTCGATGACGGTGCCGTACCGAGAATAGCAACCCGTGGCCCCATCCAGGGCGCCTGTATCATCTGCTCTCTGGTCGGTGGCGGTTGAGCAAACTTCAGGAAGCCATAGGGTTCCTCGCTGGCCGTCAGATACAACGGGTCATGAGCATGTTGTCCAATGGACGGATTGCCAATAACGACAGCCCCGCCTTGACCGTTAGCGGCATGGGATTGAGCAAAGTTTGGTGTTAAAGTTGTCATAGTCTCTCAGCTTCCGACGATTTGTCCGGACAGGAAAGTCACTACCTGACCGGCATTGAATTGTAGCGTATTCAATCCATTGGCGACAATAACATTGGCGCCGGATAAAGGAATGCCAACGGTGAGCCCAGATATCATGACGGTACCCGCTGCATCGGTGATACTGACCGTCGTGGCAAGCCCAGTGCCGGTAGCGGTTGCAGTTTCCGGAACGGTGAACGTAAGCACGCCGCCCGACACGGTACCGCTTGGTGTCCCAAGCGGAACTGAGACCAAAGTGACAGCGCCTGCAAAAACAACAAGGCGACCAGGACCGCCGCCGCCGTCAATAACAGTAACGACTCCCTGGAGCCGGGCATTGATGGCAACTGTTGAATAGTTGACGGCCACACTACCAAGACTCCCCCTGCATCACCTTCATGACAAGGTTAGTACCGATGACAGAAGAATTAATCCGTACTGCGCCGACCGGGCCACTGATAGTCAGCAGTAAGCCATCGGGGAAACTACTGGACGACGCATAGATGGTTCCTGGTGCCGTGCCAGGCGCACTGGATATGCCCTGCCACACCACCAGACTGGAGGCAGTGCGCATAATATCGTCAAGAGTGGTCTGAACGACCCAGAATCCGCCGGTCGAGGACGACGCAGTAACAGATACCGTCGTCGGCACACCGTTGCGATAAGCAAGCGCAACCGGCGTAGAAGTACCAACAGAACTAAGGATGACTGAGGCTAAGGGCATCGTCCTTAATGAGGACGAAACTTGGCGAAAGTCAGAGCCAGTCGCGCCCTTTTCCCTACCTTGCCTGGAGACGAACGGTGCTTCCGTGCGAACTCCATTGTGGACATTCCGGCCCGGTGAGCAGCTGTCCGCAGAGCACCGGGCTTTTTAACTGCGCTCTGCATCCATTTCCCACTTCCACCGCCGGATGCATATAAATCAGCAGAAGGCGCTATTTTTTTCCGCTGACCTCGCCACCACGGGCATAAAAGCTGCCACTCGCTTTGTCGGTATGGTGGGAGCGACCATCAATGCCGGCACCATGGTGACCATGGGCGTGACCGCCATGCTTATGATGATGCGGTGCGCCACCGCGCTTATGGCCGGCAACATGAGCACTGGAGAACGGCGACTTGTCGGCGCCTACGCCAACACCACCACCTCGAGCCCGCTTCTCGACCTTACCGCCTGACTTACGAGACTCCCGAGATTCACGGGACTCGCGGGACTCGCGGGCCGATTCACCTGACTCAATACCACCGCCACGACGACGCTTATCGAGGCGGCCACCGGACTTAAGACCAGCTACCGCACCACCGTCTTTCTTGGCCTTGCCGCCGTGCTTATGCGAATGCGGGTCGGTGGCTTCCTTGGCGACATGGCTTTCGCCGCCAGAATAAAACACCTTGCCGCCTTTGGCGCGGGCTTGAACTTTGTGGCGATAAGCCATGATGATCTCCTATTAAGCCGTAACCGACTGCAGCGCCTTAAGCGTTCCCGTCACCGGAGTCGCGTTGGCTGTCGAGTGCAGCCGTACACCGCCGATCGGTGTTACCACCGTATAAGTCAATCCACCAACGTCGGCGATACCGGTCCCAGTCGCTATAGCGGCGGCCGAGCTGATAATGCTCCAGGTCAGAGTTTGTGCCGGTGTCGTCGATGGATCGTCCAGCGTCATCTGGATATCCATCACACCAGCACCAGCCGAAGAAGAAACCGTCAACTGCAGAGTTGTTGCCTTGGCTACCGGATTAAGCACAACTGCTGCACTGGTGCCAGCAGAAGAAAGTGTCGTGACTACGGATGCCATTGTGCTTTTCCTTCTTAGTCAAGAGCGTTTTGGATCACCAGATAATTTACCCATACTGCGCTTGATGCCTGCGTCGTCGTCGCCGGGTCTGTTATTCCCGGCTTGGTAATTGACGGCACGAAACTTGTCGCCGCAGTGGCACCACAGGGAGCAATCGGGAACGGAAATATCGAGTGGATCCGGCTCATCCATTAGTACCCATGGCTTTGACGTATATCATACTGCAGCTGCCAATTTGTTACCGGTTCGGCCTTCTTGTTGGTGTGGTTCTTGCCAGTATTGCTGATCGCCATCTGGGCGCCGACCATCACCATCATGAACGGGAAAACGCTGTTAATCATGATACCTCACGAGGTCGGGAACGTACCCCAGACCGAACGGAAGTCATAATAGGTCGGTACATAACGCTGATAACCCTTGACCAAGAGATTATCCGTTGTGAACTCTACGCTCATATCCATCTCGAAAGGTTTACGATTGAACCAGATCAGGCCATCATGATTGGTCAACACGAACCAGGCAAAGGCACTGGTCAAATAGTCCCAGACCATAAAGCCTTCTTGCAAGCTTTCATTCATTCCCAGGATGGCGTTGATATCGTTGGTCGAGGTTCCTGGACGAAGTTCTGAGCGCATTAGACGAAGTGCAACAGGCTCAAGTTGTGGCGGCACTATAACCTTGCGGCCGCGGGCATGAATCTTGAGGCCGGCATTGTCGCGCCAGGTGGCACGAATCTGAATCAGCGCATTCAAAAGCGTGGTCTCGTTGAAGTCCACGTCGGGACTGGGCTGATTGGCGATAGTGCCGGTGTCGATCGGATGAGCCGTTGAGAACAATGCCTGGCCGTCACCGCCGATAGCTGCATTGAAAGTCGTGCCGGTATTGAACACGTTGGCAGCGTACAGCTCCTCGGTTTCCTTGAAGCTCTCCATCAAGCCATCGTTCGATGGACCAAATTCCGACTTATACAAATTATCGTCGATGGCTTTTCTAGTGATGGCGTAGCCGAGGCCGATTTCCAGATGTTCGGCATTATAGACAAAGCGCTGCCCGGCAGAATTGTCGAAGGCCGTTGGTCCGCCTTCCTGCTTGAGCTGAGCAAAGCCC